ATCCCAGTCTCGGTCACTAGATATAAGCCATACCTCTTCAAAACCATACCTTTCTTTTTCTTTTACTAAGTGTGCGGCAATATCATCTGCCTCAACACCATCAAATTGAAGTACAGGCCACTCTAATAAATCTAAAGTTGCTTGATATTCTTCAAAAAATTCTTCAAATGCAATTTTCTCAGCTTGAGTTTGATCTGCGTATTTATCTTTTCTATTCAGTTTATACTCAGGGAGTATTTTTCTACGATAACTAGAAGATCCACCATCTGCTGTTATAATTACATCTTTACACTTGTATGAGGTTGCTAAAGATTTTACCGTCTCTTGGTACTCATACCTAAAATCTGTTCTGCCTTGGTGTTTCCATCGAAACGCTAAGTTCAAAGCATCAACTATTAGCGTTCCATTTCTTTCTTGATTAAATTTAAAAGCCACTTCCTATAAACCTTATCTCTTCAGAGGTTAACCACTCATCTGCTACCATAACGTAGCATTTTAGTGGGCTTATGTAAACATAGTTTAGTAAATTTTTTGGTTCTTCTTCTGTACAAACAAATACTTTGGAACGATTATATTTAAAAAATAATAACGGTTGTTGGTTACCATTGTGTGCTTGTCCTAAAAGTTTTTTCCACCATCTTATTAAGTTGTTAGTCTTTTGTTGGGTCAGGACTTTATCAGACATTGGTGAATCTGCATAGTTTTTCACTTCTATACAATAGCAGTTGTTTTGATTAGGTATATACAAATCCCCTTTCAAATACTCTAAAGCACCTGACATTGGTACTCTTTCAAACTGAAGGCCTGTATGTTCCCTTAACAAATCTCGTACTAAATACTCTCCTCGTGCTCCTTTTGCCCTACTATCTACCACTTTTTTATTCCTTTTATGAGTAATTACTAGATCTTCTGGTATTATCATTCCAATTTACTTACATTCCCATCTTTGACTACTTCGATTTTTTCGAGTAGAGGATGAGTCCAGCCGTGAGAGACTACGTATGTATTTAAATCTTCCCCGAGTAAAACCTCGACTAGTTTTTCTCGTCCTGCGTCATCTAAGACCGCAATAACTTCATCTAAAAATAATATATTCAACCGAGACTTCGAGATACTACTCATTAACTTTCTTATAGCTATAAGAGTAGCTGTGTTCACTCTTGCTAACTCTCCTGAAGAGAGTGCGAGAATATCTACAATTTTTCCGTTGTCAGTCACCTGAACATTTAACTTATCATTAGATACTACAAATTCAAGAGTAAACCTACCATCGGACAATTCTCCTAGATAGGTGTTCGCTAATTCTTCTAACTCTTTTACAAGGTTTTCAATCTTGTAAGCTAATAAACCATTAGTACTGAAAGCTTTCTTCAGTATTTCTAAATTTGATACAAGTGCTTTTTGCTTATCAAGAACTTCTGATACCGATCCACGTTCTTGTAGAAAATTATCAGTTTGTTCCTCTATTACCTGTATACGCGTATTTTGCTTCGTTCTTCTCTCGTTTTCTCGAGCTGTGCTAGATAGCTGCTCTTTTGCGAGAAGTAAGTTAGCTCGAACGTCTTCCAACTTTCCTTCAAGCTCGCCTTTATCCAAAGAAATGTCTGGTAAACTCTTGTCAATGCTTCTAAACAAGTCCACCCAATCTCTCTCAACTTTTCTGCAACGTTCGAATTCAATATTTGACTTCTTAATTCGTTGTATTTCTCTTTCAATTTCTCCACTTTTATCCTCTGCCTCGACCAGTTTCCTAGCCTCTAAGTCTTTTAGACTATTTATAAACTCTGGATCTACTACCTGTTCACAAGTAGGACAAACATCTCCTAATTTATTTAACTTTTCTATGAGGCGTTGAGACCCCGTTGAAGTTGCTTTATGCTCTCCTAGTTCTGCTTGTAGATGGTCATACGATTCTATTGCTTCTATACTAGAACTTTGCGCTTTTTGTATATTGATTTGTTGCAATGCTTCTTTGAAATGATTATTTTGTGAGATTTTTTTATTTTTTTCCGAGATATTTTCAATTTCTTTTTGCAAAAACCTCAAAGCTTTCTCGTCCTCTTCCGTATCAATTTCTAAATCTAACATCGGAAGTATGGTAGTATCACTCAATTTGTTATCTACTAACCATTTTTCAATCGTATCTATCTTTGCCTGTAATCCGGTAATTTCCGAACTAACAAGTCGTGATGCCTCTTTGAAAATATCAAATAATTCTACATAATTTTCAAGATGTAATAAATCTATTAAAAACTTCTTCCTGTTAGTATCAGTAGCTGTCAAGAATTGTAAACTTGCATTTGTATTTTGATATACTAACTGAGAGAAGGTTTTAAAATCTACTCCAATAATATCTTGAATTGTTTTATAGGTATTTGTCGCTGTGTGACTAGAGATATCTTCACCATTTTTCTCTAGTTTAACTTTTATATTCGTTTTGCGATTTATATTTACACTATAAATATCATCATCTTTTGTAAAGGTCAATACTATTTTATAGCCGTCATTTATATACCTATTAGGTATGTCGGCTTTCTTTATACCCTTAGAATTTTTATTATATAGAGCTTCTTCAATAATTAACGGTATGGACGACTTGCCCATACCGTTAGTACCAATTATCTGGGTAACTGAATTGTCGTTAAGGATTAGATCGTTATCTTGTCCATAACTAAAACAATTATCCCATTGTAGCCGTTTGAGCGTAATCATTATACGTCCCTATTATATCTGGAATTTTATCATCTGAAAGCTCGAGAATATACTTAAAGTATTCTACTAACTCGTCTTCCACAGACATATCTTTGTCTAAAACAAGTGTTGCTTCCGTACTACGTCTTACTACTTTCTTATCCAGAAGTTCAGAGTTCTTAACTCCGGCTAAATCTTGGATGTCCCCTTCCAACTCATAAATTGTATGATCAACCTCAGTAGGTATCATCTCATCAGGGCTTTCTACTGTCTTTCTCAAAAGCTGTGGAAGATCAAAAGGCTCCCATATCCATGTCCAGTCTACTGGATTAATGAGTAGATACCCTGTTGAGACCTTATTTCTATGAAAGGATGTAGTCATAGGACTACCTGGGTATACAATGTTCCTTTGAGTATTACTATGTGCGTGTAAATCGCCTGCAAAGACGACCGGAAAATCCTCAAACCTATCTAAGTCCACCTCTGGCTTAACGTGAGGGGGAATTTCTCCACGGACATGAGTAAACAAAGGCTTACTCGTATTGAACTTCTCAATACTTTCTTTTTTATGAAGATCAGCGTATGGTAAAATGCCAAACCCTAGATCATCGTCTATATACGATATATCCACTATATTTATTAGTGGGTTAATATCTCTTGAAGCGGTTTTTAATTGACTGAAGAATGTTCTATTCTTCTTAGTCGCTTCATGATTACCATCATATATAATAGTTGGTATCTTTACATTGCGAATAAATGAAAAGTATATCTCAAGCTCTGGTATCGTTGGAATGCGATCAAAAAGGTCACCTCCTATGATGTGCATGTTACACTGTTTTTCCAACGAGTGTATTTGCTTAAAAAACTCTTCGTATCTCTTTGTAGCCCAAGCTACTGGGACATTCTTCTGTCCCAGTTTCAAGTGCCAATCCGCTGTAAATAAAATCATGCAATATTAAACTCGGCTTCTAAGGTTTCATCTACTTCAGTAGTACTTGCTTCACGTATTCTGTCAAGCAACTCTTTCTGAGCATCAGGAGTTGGACGGGGCATTACCTCGTCCATAGACTTAAGGTCTGCATAAAGAGCCTTGTCGTCCTCACTGAGCGAACTAGGCTTGCACTTAAGAGCTTGTAACTGATACTCTACATTATAAGGCAGGGGTCCAGTCTTAACTTTCTTAAAGCAAACGTCCCAGCCAGTGTCAGGATCTGTAGGATCGCCAAGATCCTCAGCAGCAGTAATGATTTGCTCCCAGAGCTTCTTCTTCAGGTTAACAACTTTTACTTCACCGTTGTCAATGCACTGAGTGGCATAGCTCCAGCCACACTTGAGATCGGGGTAGTACGCACGAACCCAGTCTTTCTCTACGTTAGTAAAAGACTCAGTATTACGATCAAATGAAAGACACTCTAAAGGAATGTTCTTGTCATTTTCACCCTTGACCCAGTATACGTATCGTGCTAATATGTCTCCGCATAGACGCATCTTATTATCGCCATCAGTGTACTGATATGATTTGATTGAAGTCTTTTGTGCGGAACCTTTCTGTTGGTTAAATGATATTGCCATTAATGTTTCTCCGTTGGGGCTTCTTCGTATTTAAAGTGAATCTGGTCACCAATCACACGAAGTAGGCTAAAGTTTTGTAAAAATATAAATGGATCTATTGGCAAATGCAATAGATCTAACGTTGTTTTGCCATATGCTACATAATCTGCATAAGGTCTTAAACTGGCTATAGCAACATATATACATATGTCTTTATAACCATATTGGTACTCATTACATAAAAGGACATCAGGATGTACAAGAAAAGATTCTCCTCTAAAATCAATAGTTGAATAACGATAAATCTTATCGTATTTATTTTTGGGA